TTAGATTATTTCAGAAAGAACTTTATTCGGATTCAAGAGTTGGTTGGTATTGAAAGACCACTCAAGTCTCCTAAATATACAAGACACACATCAGCAACAGTTCTTGCTGGTCTTGGTTGGAGTTCTACTGATATTGCAAATCACTTGGGACATAAGAATGATCGTGTGACTCGTGAGTACTATATCAAAGAAGATATGGATCTCAAGAAGAGAATGGCTGATTCATTTGATAAGGGTTATAAACCAGAACAAGATTAGTGGAGCAGTAGAGGAGATTCGAACTCCCGACTTCCTCGTTGGCAACGAGGCGTTCTACCACTGAACTACTACTGCAATAACTAAAATTATAACAAATACTCAGAGCTGTTCAATGTGGTTTTATAATGAAAGCAGACCAGTCTTTCGTGCCAACTGATCAGCCACAAGTTTTGTATCGGTTGGATAAACTTGAACACACTTATGACTGGTCTATGTGTTAAAAATGAGGAGCTGTGGCAAATTTTCTGAAATCCTCAATGAAATCAAGGTTTGGAAAAAACTTAAACGCATATTTTAAATATCGAATAAAAATGCAACTGGAGTCGAATTTCTGGATCTTTGTCTCTTAATTGTCGGATTCTGCAAACAATCAGAACAAGTTGGGACATTATCTGGATAATTAAGAAACCTTTTGCCACAATTGTCACAATCTATCAATCTTCGTGGCTCGTGTGTGTCGTTATAATCTAAAGCATTCCCCATTGTTCTTTTAATTTAATCACAATGTGAGACAATTTCCTACGACTTTCCACCGACTTTCTTTGGAAAGCAGTTGGATTTCCATCGGAATGCAGTCGGAAATTCTGACATAAGATAAGAGAAGAAAGATAAGATAAGAAAACATAAGATAATATTTATTTGCTTTAAATAAAAGCAGAAATATTCAATCAGTAGTGAGAATTAAAATAATCAAGAAATATGGGCAAATTTTTAATTGAGTTCCATTTAGCTGATATAGTTATACCAATAATCCAATTTCTATCTCAGAAATAAATATCTTATGATTAAAGCAATTGACCATCCTAGTTATTCACATTTAGCTTCTTTAAATCCAGAAGCAATAGTTCTTCCAGAGTTCACTCCAGCTTTCATTGGTATTGGAACGAATGGAAAGAAATCAGTTGCAGTCTATGACTTCAATCAATGTGTGATCCAATTAGTTGGGAATCAAGATATGAAACCATCAGAAGCAAGAGAGTTCTTGTTCTTAGATGTTATAACTCAAAGAGTAGAAGATCAGAACTCCCCTATGTTCTTGCAACAAGATATGATGATCCCCTATGAGATATGGACTATATGAAATATATAAGTTGGATTGCATTAACTATCTCAATCATCATTCTTTGTTTTGTACTGATACAGAATAAACAACAGACTGATCAGAGATTCCAAGCAATACAAGATCAGATCAATAACTTAGATCATACGCATATTGAAATTAATTTAATGATGCACGAGATCAAAGAGCTACAAACTTCAATTGAAGAATTAAAGAAAGCAGATAAAGAACATACGATGCTGATAACTAAGATCGATGAGAAGTATCTGAACTATCAATGGCAACTGAGCACAATGGAAGATCGTATTGTTGAGATTCAACGAAGATTATCTCCTTGATTGAAATATTAATTGTTTTATTAATACTAAGGAAAAGAGATCGTGCCAAAGTTTTTCTGTTATGACTGTGGAAAAGTTTCGGATCAAAGAAAGTGTCCACAGCATAGGATCAAGAAGAAATATTATAAGAAGCCAAAGACTGTCACATACGCACAGAGAAAATATAGAAAAGAAGCTGTGCAAAGACACATTGATCAATATGGATATGTGTGTTCTGGATATAAAAGGAAACCACACTTCTCAACTGATCTGACAGCTGATCATCCTATACCAACAAGCAAAGGTGGAGATGATTATCAAACTTTGGAAATCTTTTGTCGAAGTTGCAACAGCTCCAAACAAGCAACAATCTGAAAACTTTTGTGAGTAGAAATGACTCTATATGCTGAGATAAGTGCTTGGGAGTGTGCAAAAACAGACAAAAACTGTTCTGATCAGAACTCTATTTGGTAGGGGTAGGTCAAAAATGCAGAGATATAACAGCGTGTCTCTCCCGATGCCCCTTAAGAAAGAGAGATGTATAGTCTCACAACTTTCAAAAAAAATATTTTTTTATTATGACTAGAGCTAAACCACTTGATCAAAGAGAACATCGAATACGACCAAAGCTGGTCGAAATGTCTGCATATAAAAAACGAAATATTCCGAAATTATCTGGAAGATATTTAAAAAACACGAAATTGTGGTGGGAAGCATTCTGGACAAGTGATCTTGCTAGTGCAATTGATGAGAAATCAGATCAATCAATCATTTATCGACTTGCAACACTGATGGATGAACGAGAGAGGATCTATAAACAAGCTAAGAAAGATCGTTTGGTCGTAGGATCACAAGGTCAAGTCGTGATTAATCCTCTATATTCAGCAATGTTGAAGTTAGATGCTGAGATCAGACAACTTGAGGACAGAATAGGAATGAATCCGAAAGCTAGAGTGTCTCTAGGGATCTCAATAGGTCAAGCAAAGAAAAGTCTTGCTGATCTTAATGCAGAACTAGAGGAAGAATAATGAAAACTCTTGGGAATAGAGTTATCAAGTTCATTGAACGATATTGTGTTCACTCTTCTGGAGATTATCTTGGACAACCTATTGTCTTGAGAGATTGGCAGAAAGAGATCATCAGAGAACTCTTTGAACTTAGAGAAGATGGATCATTCAAACATCATACTGCTTATATATCGACTCCAAAGTCGAATGGAAAAACTGAACTTGCTGGAATGTTGGCAGTTTATGGACTGCTAGGATCTGGAAATCCAAGTCCGATCATTCCAGTTGTTGCATCAAGTTATGATCAAGCTGATCTTGTCTTTTCATCTGCAAAAGCAATGATCCAAAACAGTGAATTGAAGCACTTTGTTGATATTCAAGAACGAAAGATCATAGTCAAGGACAATCCCAATGCTTATATTTTAAGAGTTCCTTGTGTTGCTGGTCAGAATGATGGTCTTAGACCAGCTCCTTTTGGAATCTTTGATGAGATCCACGAGATGACTGGCAACAAGGAAAAAGCTCATCTGGTGATCCAGAATGGACTTAGGAAAAGAGCAAACACGATTGGAATCAACATCACAACTGCTGGAGTTGAGAACAGTCTTGCTTATAGACTTTATAAATATGCAAAAGGAATTGAAGCTGGTGAAATCGAAGATGAGGGCTTTTATTTTAAAATATACGAAGCAGATCAAGAATTGGACATCAATAACTTCGATCAAAGACAACTTGCTCTTGAACAAAGCAATCCAGCTCTTGATGACTTTGTTGATCGTGAACAGCTTGAAAGAGCTTTTCATCAGATACCAGAGAATGAATTTAGAAGATATTTTTTAAATCAATGGACTTCAACAGCTGAGAGATGGCTTCCAGCTGGTGTGTGGGAGGAATGTTATGCCGAAAAAACCATCGAGAAAGAATCAAAAATCATATTGGCGTTTGATGGATCGTATTCAAGGGACTCAACAGCATTGGTGGGGATTTCAGTTGAAGAAAAACCACACATTCAAGTCTTGGGACACTGGGAAAGACCAGTTCAAGAAAACCAACTTTGGAAAGTTCCTAGAAATGAAGTTCTGGCAAAAATAGATCAGATCTTTAGAGATTATGAAGTTGTCGAGTTTGTTGTTGATCCTATGGGTTGGCATCAAGAACTTGATGAATTAGAAGACAAGTATGGATCAGATATGATCCTTTATTTTGAGGGAAATTATAGAAAGAAAATGGCTGAAGCAACCTCAAGGTTTTATTCAGCTGTTATGGAACAAGGACTTTCACACGATGGAGATTTCAACCTTTTCCAACATTTGATCAACTGTGTCCCAAAAGAGACTCCTCAAGGGACTCTGGTCACAAAGATCAACAAATCATCTGCAAGAAAGATCGACTTGGCTATTGCTTCAATAATGGCATTCGATAGATGGTCAGATCTAATCAGACCACAAGAAGAAGATGATCAGAAGTCTCCAGAATTTATATCAATTTAGGAGTTTGATGATAAATAACCTAATTATTTTTTCAGTGGGATTTGTCAGTGTTTGTGTCTCAGCATTCTTTGTCTCAACAACTGTTGGACTGTTTGTTCTTGGATCTGGACTGATAGCTATTTCACTTTTATTCGACTTTGAGAGATTATGAGACTAATAGATTTATTTAATAGACAACCATTTGAGAAGCGAGATATGGATGCTTCTTTATTTAATTTGGGAATGGATGGAACTGGAAAGACTGCATCTGGTGAGATAGTTGATCCATCAACTGCAATCACTTCTGCAACAGTTTATTCTTGTATTTCTTTGATAAGTGATTCGATTGCAACAATGCCAGTCAAAACATTTAGAAAGACTCAAGATTATAGAGAATCCACAACTCCTCCAGTTTTCTTGGATGCTGTTAATGGAATGCCAAATCCAGAGACAGATATATTCACTTGGATGCACAGATCAATCAATTCACTTTGTCTTTATGGCAATTCGTACTGGTTGATCACAGCTAGAGATCGAAATGGTTTTCCATCTGAGATCTATAACTTGCATCCAGATGATATTGAGATCCAAAGAAAAAATGGGAAAGCAGTTTATGTTTTCAATGGAAAAGAGACTTTCACTAGATACACATCTATGAATCCAGCTGGAGAGATCGTTCACATCAAGAACTTTGAACAAGGATCTGATTTGGGACTTTCTCCAATAGAAGCTGGTCAAGAAGCAATTGGAATTGCACTTGCACAAGATGAGTTTGCTGGAAGATTCTTTCAGAATGGAGCTGTTCTCTCTGGAGTGATCGAAATGGACTCAAGTCCAACAGAAGAATCACTCAACATCTTGAAGCAGAGCTTTGAGAGAAAACATATGGGAACTAAGAAGTCTCATCGAATCGGAATATTGACTGAGGGAGCTTCTTGGAAACCTATGGCTTTAAACCACGAACAAATGCAGTTTTTGGGATCTAGGAAATACACTAAATCAGAAATCTGTGGACTCTTTAGAGTTCCAGCGTATATGATCGGTGATCTCTCAGAAACTACAAAGCTCGGATCTAGTATTGAGGAGCAAAACAGAGTTTTTTATGAACTAACTCTTCTCCCCTATATCAACAGAATCGAGACAGCACTCACGATGATGCTTCCAAGAAATCAATTTGCAAGAATTGATGTATCTGGATTATTAAGAGCAAATATCAAAGCTCGATATGAAGCATACAACTTGGGAAGAAATGCTGGATTCCTTTCTGTTAATGAGATCAGAGCAAAAGAAGATCTTGAGCCAGTAGATCAAGAAATTGGAGATTCGTATCTGCAAAACTTGAATCAACAATCTGTTCAAGATCAAGATGACCAAACTCAGAACGAAAGCTGATAATTCGGAAGAGTTATAATGAAAGAAATCTGGGATCTACGAGATCCAGATAAGCTATCTGAACAAAACACAAGATCAATGCTTGGTGACTTTGGATCAGTAGCAAAACGATTTCAAAACAATACAAAGCAACAAGATTATGGTGCTGAATGTTTTGAATTTGATATGGAAACGAATGGGATCAAGAAGATCTCTGGTGACTGGAACTGGATGCAATTTGAAGATTGCTCTGGAGCTTTCCAAACATTAGGAGCTGATCCATTCAATTCCCCTATTCCAAATGTCGTTTCATTTATGTGGAACGATGAGTTCTTTAATCCAGACTACTTTGTCTGCTACTGGACTCAGAATGAAGCTGATTCTCCTTATTTGAAGAATAAGTTCATTGAAGTCAAAGGATCTAGTTCTATCAAGAATGAAGATCTTAGAAAATATCAACGATTCCAAGAAAGAGTTGATCGACACAATGAGAAGATCAGACTTTATGCAAAACCACAGTTCAGAAATCGATGTCTTATAGATTTCGAGATATTTATATATCCAACTGCATATTCTGATGGATCATATAAAACTCAAAAACTTGGACAGATCTGGACTCCTACTTTGGATCATATTGAACAGAGAAAGATCTACACAATAGAAGAATTGACTTCAAAGTTTAATTCTTCTGATCGTGAATATCATATCAAGTCAAGACACATATTCGATCCAAAGAAGATAAGATCGATTAATCCAAACTCGAAATGGTCTGATCGTTTATTTAAGAAATATATATAGGAAGATAATGGCTAAACCATACGAAGATTTGTTTGGTACTCAAGAAGAAGCACTTGCAAAAGCAAAAGTCATCGGTTGTTATATCGATGATACATCTTTTCACACTATGGAAGATGGTGATGATGTTTTCTATATGCCTTGCAAAACTCATCAAGAATACGATGAACTGAATGAAGATAGATCAGAGGAAAGATCTGAACATATTTCAGTTCCAGATTATATTCAAGCAAATGCTGAAAGAGGTCTTGAGAATTTGGACAAAGCTGGTGATGGTTTAGTTGAAAAAACTATCACTGAAGCCAGAGCTTTAGCAAGAGGATCAATAACAGAGGACAAACTAAGAAGATTATCTGCGTGGATCAAAAGACATCGTGGTGATCTTCAATCTGAACAAGTTGAAGATGGTGAGATCTCAGCTGGTGTGGTTGCACATTGGCTCTGGGGATCTGGATCAGCTGAAATATCTGTTGGATCTATGCTCGATGGAGCTGATCGGACAATTGCTTGGGCAGATCGAGAAATAATCAAATTAGATGATGGAGAAAGAACATTGGAAAAAATAGAAGAAAAAATATTCAGCTCAGAGCCGAAACAAGTTAGACCAACTCCAGCTCACGATGTGAGATATATTGTCAATGAGTTTGAAGCTAGATCCCTTGATGGATCGAAAGCTGTGATCAGTGGATATGCTTCTATCTTTGACAGATCTTCACAAGTGCTTGGTGGTGGTTTTGTTGAACAGATCAAAAGAGGAGCTTTCACAAAAACTCTTAATGAAAGAGGGACACAAACCTCAAGAGATGACATAAAAGCTCTCTTTAATCATTCAACTGATCTTGTTCTTGGATCTAAAAGAGCTGGGACATTGAAATTGTCAGAAGATTCAAAAGGACTTCACTATGAGGTTGATTTGGATCTGGACATCACACATCACAGATCAGCTTTCAAGATGATTGAAAGAGGAGATGTCACAAACTCAAGTTTTGGATTTGATGTGATAGAAGAAAGATGGTCAGTGCCAGAAAGCTCTGATGATCCAGTATTGAGAGAAGTATTAGAGACAAGACTTTATGAAGTCAGTCCAACTCCTTTCCCAGCATATCAAGATTCCACTGTCTCAACTGAAAGATCATTCAAAGGTCTTGCAGATATGAGTGGACTAGATCTAAGAGATCTCGTTGAAGCAAATGAAAAGGGAACTCTTAAAGAGTTATTGCAACAAGAAGAAGAAACTGTCTTCAATGCAGATGCTCGAAAGAGAAGACTTGATCTGCTGAAAAATAAAAGTTTATAAATAAATTTTAAGCAAACTCGATGATGAATCAGTCTGCTTTTCTACACATACGACTCGGACAAGTCGAAACGACTTCACTTGTCCAATATCTTAGGAGATAAAAAATGGCTAATATCGTAGATAATCTCTATGAAGAGAGAGCTGGTCTCTGGGAGCAAATGAAAGAACTCAATGATCGTGAGATCAAAGAGGAAAGATCACTTGATGCTTCTGAAAAAGAACAATGGGACAAGATGAATGACAGAATGTCAGAAATCGATGCCAGAGTTCAAGAACTTGCATCTGTTGAAGAAGCAAACAAAAAATCAGAAGAATCAAGAGCAATCTTTGAAACTGAAAATGCCCCAGTTATCGAAAAGGAAGAAGCTGAAACTGATGCTTCTATCTTAAGAAAAATGGCTACTGGTGAAGTCAGATCTCATTCTTTCGAGAAAAGAGACTTGACCAAAGGTGGCGATGGTGGATTAGTTCCTCAAGGTTTTTATGACCAAATAATTGCGAAACTTGATGAAAATGCTGTCGTGAGACAGTTTGCAACAGTTGTCTCAACTGCTTCTGGTGAAGACATTAAGTTCCCACAAATAACAGCTCACAGTTCAGCTTCATTAGTTGCTGAGGGTGGAGCAATCGGTGAAAGCGATCCAACAAGTGCTTCTGTCACTTTAGGAGCTTTCAAATATGCTTATCTCGTTCAAGTGTCTTCAGAGCTTCTTGCTGATGAGGGCGTGGACATCGAGGGATTCCTTGCACAAGACATTGGTCGTGCATTAGGAAATGGAGCTGGAACTGACTTTGCAGTCGGAAATGGCTCTTCCAAACCAAATGGCATAATGAATGCAACATCAACTGGTGTGACTTGTGCTAGTGCAACAGCAATCACTTCTGATGAAGTTATTGATCTATATCACGCAGTGACAAGTCCATACAGAGTGAATGGTGCTTGGATTATGAATGATGCTACTTTGAAAGAAGTTAGACAACTAAAAGATTCAAACAACCAATACTTGTGGCAACCATCCTTGCAATTAGGAAATCCAGATTCACTTCTTGGATCTCCAGTTGCTTCTGATCCTAACATTGAAACAATTGCAACAGCTAAGAAAGTTATGGCTTTCGGAGATATGAGCAAATATTTCATTCGTGAAGTTCAAGGTTTCCAATTGGATCGTTCTGTTGATTATGCGTTTGCAAACGACTTAGTCACTTTCAGAGCAATATATCGTGCTGATGGTGATCTACTCGACACAAATGCTGTCAAAAGAATGGTTATGGGTTAAACCATAATTTTATTATCTGGCAACAGATAAAAGTCTTTGCTCTGGCAACAGAGCATTGACTGAGAACTCTTTCAAATATCGTTTGTAATGTTTCGATATTTCTTTGCTGTCTGAGGAGTTCTCGGTGAATTTAAGGAGATTGATAATGAAAATCAAGATGCTGGTCGATATGACTGGACTATACAATGGACAACCAATCCCAAAGAAAGATGAGATCTGGGACACAGACAAAAACAATGCTGTTGATCTTATTGAAAAGGGTTGGGCTGAAGCAGTTAAGTCTGCTCCAAAACCAAAGAAGAAAGCTGATTCTCCAGCTGGAAAAGAGAAATCTTAATGCCAAGACACGATTCAAATTCGTATTGGTCAAAGAAAAAAAAGAAAAAAACTAAGGGATCAAGGAAAAGATAATGATCGGATATTCAGTTGGTAGTGGTACTCAACAACTATTTAAAGACTCAAAAGGTCGAATTTATGTCAATGCTTATGTTGATGGCACACTGACAGATGCAAGTGGATCAGTCACAGTCACAGTGACCGATGAAGCTGGAGCAACTGTCATCAATAGTCAGTCAGCAACTAAAGAATCGACTGGTGTTTATTATTATGATCTAGGAATTTCAAACACAGCTGATGTGAAAAAACTTTATGCTGTCTGGACTGGTACTTGGGAAAGTGTCAGTCAAAAACTTAGAACAAATCACGAAGTGATGGGCTTTCCATTGTTCACTGAAGCACAAGCAAGATCTTTTGATATATCTCAATTGGATTCAGCTAGTGATTATCCAGATGCAACAATCCTTGAAGAAAGAGCAAAGATCACAGATCTACTTGAACAGTGGACTGGAGTGTCTTGGACTCCTAAATATAATCTAGTGAAAATGAAAGGTGAGAAAGATCGAATGATCAGTCTTCCTAACTTTCACATAAATAAATTGATCTCAGTCAAGATCTTAGGTGAGACAATTGCAACAACTAACTTTGAGATTGACAAAGGTGCTGGTTTTATTCATAGAATAGATGGATCATTTCCAGAGCCAACATCAGCTTATCCACTTCCAATTGTTGTGGAATACGAATATGGTTGGGACTACATCAGAAATGGTGTTGATCGAATAGCTTTGAAGCTCCTACTTGATAGGATCATTAGTTCAAACATTCCAGATCGTGCAACAAGTTTCAATGATGAAATTGGGAATATTTCTTTGGTGACTCAAGGAGGAAACTTTAAGAATCCAACAAGAATCCCAGAAGTCAATCAATGGATCGATGAAAACTCAGAAAAGGTCTTTGGTGTTTAATGGCTATCGGATCAGTTTTAAAGACTGTCAGAGATAATCTACATACTCAGCTTTCAGCAAGAGCTGGTCTATCTGGAGTCTCGATCAGCAAATACAATCCAATCGAATCTGCAAAGAAAGAACATATATTTTTTGGAGATTCAGATTCAACAATCAACTTTCAAGCATTTGGAAGTGTTTATGAAGAAGATCTATCACTTGAGATCTTCGTATATGTTTTAAGAGCTGGAGCTGGTGATTCTGTTGCTGGAACTACCGAGAGCAGAGCTATTGCTCTAGCTAATGAGATCATAGATCAATTGAATGATGACTCAACTGTCAATGGAGCTGTCATCGTAGCTTCAATTCAGAATATCAATGTTGAAAACACATTGTCTGATGAGGGAAGAGTTTGTTTGATTGAAATGAGTCTCGAAGCAGAAGCAACATTATCGGAGTAGAAAAATGTCAAAAATTAAATATATTGCAGTCGTAGATTGCGAAATCAAGAAGAAAGAATTTAAAGCTGGAGATCCAGTCAATGTATCTGTCCCTCGTTGGATGGTACTTCAAGGACTTGTATTGCCAGAAGATAAATTCAAGAAGTTAGAAGAGGAATAATATGCCTACATTTTTAGCTGGAAAAGACAACAAAGTTTTGTTTGGTGCATATGATCTGACAAGTTATTTCAACTCAGCAAGTTTTTCAAGAGAACAAGCTGTCAGTGAGACAACAGTCTTTGGATCAAACCAAGCAACATATATTGGATCAATAGAAACTGCATCAGCATCTCTATCTGGTTTTTATGATGGTGGGAGTGATGCAGTAGATGAAGAGCTACAAGCTGTCATTGGATCTGCAACTGATACTCCCCTTTCTATTTATCAAGGTGGAGACACTGCTGGGAATAAAGTTATTCTATTGAACTCAAAGATCCAAAACTACACTATTGATTCAAGTGTTCAAGATCCAGTTGGGATCTCGGCAACTTTCACTGGTGACAACTTTGGAAATGGGAAGAGTCTTTATGCTCTAACCAATACAAGTGCAACAGCAAACACAACTGCTGTTGATCTTGGTGCGAGTTCTACATTAGGAGGACAAGCACACATTCATTGCACAGCTCACAGCTCTGCAAACATTAGCGTGAAGATCCAGTCTTCAGCAGACAACTCAAGTTTTGCTGATGTCTCTGGATTTAGTTTCACAACTATAACAGGAGCAACAACTCAAAGAATTGCAACTACTAACACAGTCAATCGATATGTTCGACTGGTTATCACTGTGACTGGTGGATCTGCAACCTTTTCAGTTGGTTATGCTCATAATCTAAAATAATCGTTTAATTTAGGAGAAATAAAAATGGCTTTCAAATCAGGAAAAGATTCGTTCTTTAGTGTTGATGGGACTGATATTTCATCTTATGTTGATTCTCTATCTCTTTCAAGAGATGTGAACACTCTTGAGACCACAAGTTTTGGCTCAGACCAAGCAACTTTCGTTGTAGGTGTTGAGGGTTTGTCAATCTCTGGATCTGGATCTTGGGATGCAACAAATGATGGAACTATGGCTGGACTATTCGATGGCTCACAAGTAGCTTTTGAATACAGACCAGACAATACATCATCTCAACCAAAATACACTGGAAATGCTTTCGTGACAAACTACACAATCGATTCAAGTGCAACTGACAAAATTTCTTTCAGTTTTTCTTTAATCGTGACAGGTGCAGTGACACGAGGGACTGTCTAAAACAATAATGTCTCGACAAAGAAAAAAATCTCTGAAGAGACAGATCAAAGGTCTCGGAGCTCTAATCGAAGTCAGTGGCGTGGATATTGCCAACCAAATCAGACTCGTGGAGCTCTTGGGCAAAAATGCAGTTGATCTCTACAAAGATTTCAACAAAGGTTTTGCAGAGAAAGTTGCAAAAGATGTCAGATCAAGGATTCCAGTAGATACTGGAGCTCTTGCTGGATCTGTTAGAGCAACAAGAACAAAACAAGGTGCATCATTTCGTGTTGGCTACAACAAGAAAGTTCGATATGCAAGACTCGTTGAGTTCGGTGGATATAATCCATATTCTCGTGTCGGTGGCAGAGTGAGGAGACTCTATAAACCTATTAGACCAGAGGGATATTTCATATTCCCATCTGTTAGGAAGAGACTGCCAGAGATACAAAGAGACTATGTCAAACAACTAAATGGTCTGATCAAAAACTTATATGGTTTTTATGCAGACACAGAGAAAAAATAAGAAGAGGACAAATGGCTGAAGAAAAATCAAATCTTCCAGTTGTCGTGATAGAAGATGAACAATATCTTCTTGATTATTCAGACATAACTGGAATCGAATGGAGAGAGATCAAAAAACTAACTGGTCTCAACTCAATGGAAGTGATAGCTCAAACATCAATGATGGACTTTGAAGCTCTTGCTTCAGTTGTCTATATTCTTGCAAAGCGAGAAGACAAAAATGTCAAATATGAAAACATATTAGGCAAACTCACAATTGATTCGATCACAACTGAAGATGAACTGGATCAAGAAATCCCAAAAGACTAAGGAGAGCTTATAGGAAGCATCTTCCAGCTCTCAGTCACTTCTTTGGAATCAATGCTTGGGATTTAGAAAAACTCACATATGGAGAGATCAATGAATATCTTGATCAGCTCTCGGAATATATAGGGAATAGATAATGGCACGAGGTGGCTCACAAATCAATGTCAATCTTGCTCTAAACACTGAACAGCTTGAAGCTGGACAGAAAAGAGCAATCAGACAATTTCAAAAACTTGGTGGAGCTGGTGACACAGCAAAGTCTGGATTGAAAGCTCTGGGTGGTGGATTGAAAACTGTTGGAGTTCTAGGAACTGCAATGGCTGGATCAGTAGGTTTTGCATCTAAAAAATTGATTGATCTTGCATCTGATAGTGAAGAAAGTGCAAACGCTTTTGGCGTGACTTTTAAATCTGCATCTGATGAACTGAACAAGTTTGTCGATTCATTCTCTACAAAAGCTGGATTCACAACAGCAGAACTTCAAGAACTACTTTCATTCACTGGTGGAGTTGTTAATGGTATGGGAGCATCAGCTGATGCTTCAGCAGAGTTCTCAAAACAAGTTGCTGAATTATCTGGTGATATTGGATCTCTTAGAAATAAAGATCCAGAACAAGTTCTTCGTGCAATCACTTCTGCTTTAACAGGCGAGAGGGAAGCATTAAAGGGAGTTGGCGTGATCATCAAAGAGACCGATGTTCAACAAAAAGCTCTGACAATGACAAACAAGAATGCTGTCTCTGAACTCACAAAGATGGAGAAAGCTGAAGCAACACTTCAGTTGATCAGAGAACAATCTGCTGATGCAATTGGTGATCTTGATAGAACATCTGATGGTTTTGCTAACACTCAAAGAAGATTAAAAGCTGAACTTCGTGAAACTGCAACAGAAATGGGTGAAGCTCTTATGCCGACAGTGGCAGAGTTGCTTCCAGTGATTTCTGATCTAGCAGAGAAAGTTCTTCCAAGACTTGTTGAAATGTTCCAGAATGGTGTTAAAGCTGTCAGAGAATTTATGGCTGAATTTGGTGATGACATTCTTCGTGGACTACAAAGAGGATTTCAAGCATTCAAAGACATCGGTGTGATTGTTGGTGAAGCAATTAAACGAGTTATAGAATTTATAAAAAACAACAAGATCTTGTCCAAGATATTTAAACAGCTTGGAGAAGATGGAGCTGGATTCCTCGATTCACTCAATGACATTGCAAATGGCATTAGAGCTGAGAATGAAGCTGAAAAGAAAGCCAATCGAAGAAGAGAAGAACGATCTGCTCAATATAGAAAAAATACTGAGGGAGCTGAGGATCTAACTGAAGCCACAGAAGATCTGACTGATGAGATCGAAGATAACACAGACTCAATCGAAGACAATTCTGATGAACTCCAATATGGTGCAGTTGAGTTCGACAAATACACTAAATCAATTAAGTCTGCTCTTTCATCAATCAAAACTTTGACTGGTATTCAAGAAAGAGGAAAACGAGAACAAGAGAGACTTGATGAAGCTACTGGTGAGCTAGAAGAAGCAAACATTGGTGTTGCTAAAGCTCAACAACATCTTGCAAAAATGCAAGATATGGCAACCAAGACTCAAAAAATTGGGACTCTAGTTTCAGAAGAAGAAGAGCTCCAGATATTAAAACTTCAAGAAGCTGTCAATGAGCTAACTGATGCACAAGATGGATCAAGAGAGAAAGAGCTTGAACTTATTATTGCAAAGAGAGAGTTGGCTGAAGCTACCTCTCAAGCAACAGAAGTTGATCAAATACATTTCGATTTCTTAAAGAAAGTCGAGAAAGCTGAAGAAGATCTCAAAGAAGCTATTGAGGATCAGAAGAAAGCTCGTGAAGAACAGATCCAAGCAAAGAAAGATCTTGCTGAAGCAACAAAGGTCTCTGCTGAAAGTTTATTGACTGAAGCTCTTGCTGTTAAAGAATTAGAGAAAGCATTTGGATCATTTGAGGGTGAAACTTTTAAACAAACTCTTGAAGAGATTGCAAAGCTAACTGGTAGAAAGATTTCAGAGATTGAGAACGCATTCAAGAATGCTGGATTGACTGAAGATGCTTTCACTGTGCCAGACAGCTCTGGTGCAAATCCAGAAATTGTCGAAGCTCCATCCTTTGCTGAATCAAATGGAGATGGAGGTGGAGGTGGATCTGGAGGTGGATCAGCTGGTGGATCTGCTCAACCAATAAAGATTTTCACAACATTAAACATTGGACACGAGAAATTTGAAACTGTGACACAAGATGCTTTGATCAGTTTGCAGAAGCAAGGGAAGAAGGTGCTTTTGTGAGCGTAGCATTCAACAGTGATATTGATTTGACTGTTGAAGTAGGGTTTGCATCAGATCCATTCGACTCATCACAAACATTCACTGATATATCTTCATATGTTCGTGAGATCAGTATTGATAGAGGAAGACAACACGATCTTGATGAATTTCAAACTGGTGTTGCAACTGTACTTGTGAACAACATAGATGACAGATTTAATCCACTGAATACTTCATCAGCTTATTATCCAAATATAAAACCTTTCAAACAGATCAAGATCAGTGCAACTTATTCTGGATCAACGAAAGTTCTATATCGTGGATTTATACAAAGCTATCCAGAATCCTTTGGTGGTCAAGGTGCAGATTCAAGTGTCAGAATTGTTTGTGTTGATGCTTTTAAGATCTTTAATCTAAACACAATCGGATCAAGAGGTTGGAATCTTGGACAAAGTGGTTTTTCTAACATAGGTCAATCAACTCGACTTGGTTATGTAGATGCACAAGAATTGTCATCAGCAAGGATCACAAGACTCCTCAATGCTTTTGGCTGGAGCTCTACACAAAGAGATATTTCAACTGGTGATCTACAAGTCAAAGCTGGTGTGTCTTTAGAGACAAACTTGCTGACTGCATTAAAAGATGTCGAGACAGCAGAACAAGGTCAGTTCTTTATTGGAGCAGATGGTGATGTTGTATTCAGAGATCGAAATTATAAAAGAGGACAACAATTCACTTCTCAAGCAACTTTTGGGAATGGAGTTGGAGAACTCCCCTTTTCAGATGTGATCACAACACTTGATGACTCAAGGATCGTGAACATTGTATCTGTGACAAGAGATGGTGGATCAGAGCAAAGACTTGCAAATGATTCATCAATTGCAGAGTTTGGTGCAAGAGAGAACTCATTGACTGGGACATTGAATGTCTCTGATTCAGATGCTCTCGCTATTGCTGAACAAAGACTTGCAAGTTTCAAAGGGACAACTTCAAGGATCGAGGGATTAATTATTAATCCAATAGCCGATTCAAACATATGGGCTCAAGTTCTAAACAGAGAGCTTGGAGATAAGATCACAATCAAGATCCCAACTCCAGCATCAACAACAATGGAATTTGATGTTCACATTGAGAAAATATCTCAGCAGATTAATGCTATAAACCAGACTTGGACATATAGCTTGTCCACATCTGCTGGATCAGAAGTTGGTGCGTGGATCTTAGGATCTGGAAAACTTGGACAATCAACAAACCTTGCTTGGTAGATATTAGGAGAATTATTCAATGGCATACAAATCAAATTGGGCAACTGGTGATCTGATTGATGCGACTGTCTTTCAAGAGCTAGTCAATTCAGCAGTTTATTCATTTGCTAACCTAACAGCAATCCAAAACAACATCACTTCAGCTGTGGATGGACAGATTGCTTTTGCTCAAGACACAGAGTCATATTATCGATATGATGCAGACTCGACTTCTTGGGTAGCACTGCTCGGTGGAGCAGACATCACAGCTGTCACAATCACAACTGCAACAAACTCTGGTTTGTCTGGTGGATCAACTGCAACTTCTGGAGCATTCACTTCAACATTGTTGATGGATGCAAACAACTTGTCTGTTGTCACAGCTTCATCTTCGGATTATATAGTTCTACACGATGTCACAGACAACAGCACAAAGAAAGCTCTGATCAGTGATATTGTTGCACTCGGAGACATAACTGCAATCATCACAAATGCTGGATCTGGTTTATCTGGAGGAGCTACTTCTGGAGATGTCACTCTTGAAGTGGACATCAATGGATCAAGCTCAGTCACTCCACAAACAGCTGATGAAATGTTGATCTCTGATGTGACTGATTCAAATGCAAAGAAGAAGATCACATTGAACGATCTTCCAATATCTAGTGCAACTCAAACTGCACTTGATAACATCACAGCTGGAACGACTGCAATCAGAACTGACATTGCTGTCACTGTTGCAGATAATGGATCTGGATCACAAAACGAATATTTCTTTGAGGGAGCACAAGATCAAGTGATCAACTTGACTACTGGCTTCAAATACAGATTTGATCAAAGCAATGCTTCAAACTCTGGACATCCATTAAGATTCTCAACTACAAAAGATGGAACTCACGCATCTGGATCAGAGTTCACAGATAATGTCACAACAAATGGAACTGCTGGACAAACTGGAGCTTATACACAGATCGAAGTCAAAGCTGATACTCCAGAAAGACTCTATGTCTATTGCACAAGCCACGCTGGGATGGGTGGAGATTCACAACTCACAGCTGGAGCTTTCTCAGTAGATGGTGGAACTATTAGAGGAGATACAGACTTCTCTGATAAAGAGATCACAAAGTTCGTTGCAAAAGATTATGCAGAGGATGTTGCAACAACATCTGATTCTGGAACTTCTTTCACATCAAACACTTTGACTCTTGATGTTCAAGATGGAAATGTTTTTGATATAACACTCAATGACAATGTCACAACTTGGGCAATAAGCAACTTAGTATCTGGAAAAGCTACAACGATCACAGTGATCCTCAAACAAGATGGAACTGGATCAAGATTAATGAATGCCACACAGATAAACTCAACAGCTTTCAAAACTGTTGGAGCTGGTGGACTAACTTTGACAACTGATGCAAGTGCAATCGATATTGTCACAGTTGTCTTTGATGGGACAAATTATTATGTCTTCTCACAATTAAAAATGTCTTAGGAGGATTTTAAATGCCGATAGGTTTTGCAAAAATTGGATTAATTGGTGGACTAGCCGAAGCACAATATGAGGGGACAAATGTCTCAGCTGATCTGCTTTGGCATCTAAAGAAGATCCCAGTTTCTCAATTCAATACAAATTATGACATCACAACTGGAAATGGTTATGAGTCAAATGGGATCAATGTAGGTGGCACAACATACGATGCAAACATTATTGTCTATGATGGCAACAACACATTCGGAGCTGGAAATATTGGAACTTCTGGAGATAAACTTGCTCTTCTTAGGATCAATGGTGATCTGACAATCTCTGCTGGATTCACTCTGACAACATCTGGCACAACTCAAGGATTTTATATATTTGTTGATGGTGATCTCACTGTCAATGGATCAATCTCAACTTATAACAAGGGAAGATATAAATCTGGTGGTCTTAGCAACTTAGCTGTGAACTCATCAGCAAATGAAGTTGCTGGATCAACTGTCATATCAATGACTGGATCAGCTTCAGCTCATACAAATGGATCATCTACTGCTTCAGCTCTAACTGTTGGAGGTGGTGGTCAAGGTGGATCTGGATCTTATGGAGGATCAAGATCTGGTGCTGTTGGACACTTAGCTTCTGGAGGATCTGGAGGAGGAGGATCTGGAGGTGTTGCATATTATAACCACTATTCAGGAGGTGGTGGAGGTGGTGGAAACGCCACTTCATACGCTGGACAAGGTGGAAATGGTGGAGCATCTGGACACACTCAATGGTCATACTGGACTGGTGATGCTGGAGGAACTGGTGGAACTGGAAATGGTGGAGGATCTGGTGGATCAAATAACTCTTATAATCCATCTGATTCGAGAGCTGGATATGGTGGTCACACTGGAACTGGTGGATCACTTGTGATCTATGCTTCTGGAAATCTCACAGTTGCATCTGGTGGATCTCTTTCTTCTGCTGGAAGAGGTGGACAAACTGGTGGAACTGGAAGACTCTCTGGTGGAGGTGGAGGTGGATCTGGTGGTGGAATACTAATTGCAACTTGCAATGGTACTTTCACAAACTCTGGATCAATCACATCTGCTGGTGGATCAACTGGATCTGGTCGAGGATCTGGATCTTCTGCTGGATCTGGAGGAACACTAACTGGAGGAGGATATTAATGCCATTAACAGCATATATGAATCCAGAGGATGAGAATCACAGAAATTGGTTTCACAATTTTGGATTTGATGACTCTGATTCGATACTCGATAACAGAGCTGATGATTATCAAGGTGAACAAAAGTTGCCAGTGGTAGCAATAAGAATTGAAGAATGTTCATTTCAAGAGACAGTTCCAGAATGGATCAATGTTCTAACTGGAGAAGAAGTCGGTGAACAGATAGTCACAATTAATGTTGTGGCTCACAATGGATTGTATTATTTCGGAACGAGGACAGAGATGGACAATTGGATCACAAACACATTGAACAATTTCAATGATGCTGTTGCTGATCCAGATGGTGTGCAAACACATCTTTCATCAAACCAACTCCCCTCACTTCCAGAGTGGTGGGAGAACTATGAGGAAAAATAAATCCATTGATGTATATTGGACACTCCATCCAAACATATCAACTCCATCGGCAATTTATAGAGATCCAGAAAAGCAAACTGTTCTTGCTCCTTGCCCAGTTGTTGCAGACTACAACTCAAGAATCAGAATTATAAAATCCCCTTTTCATCTTGAGATCAGTCCAACTTGGATTTTTGATCAAGTGAGTGATCGTTATTTATTTGATGGATTTGAAGCTCATTCAAATGATGTCAGAGACAACTTTCTCTGGTCAGCTGACACAGTCAATGTCACTGGAGAAGAGACTTGGTATGATCCAAGCAAAGCTCAGTTTCAATATATTGTCCCATATGTTTTTCTGGCTGAAGTAGATCTTCAAATGTACTTAATGGGACTTCAAAGCTCAGAGACTACTTCTGAACTAGATCAAGTCAGAAATATTGAAGCAGTGTTGAATATTGGACAAATTCCAAGAGCTTTGTCTTCTGCTTATGCTTTTGAAAAAATGAATGACACAAAAGCAGTATTCAAGAAGAATCAACCACATATGAAACTTGTCTTCTCTGATCGTGTGAGACTTCATAAGTTCACAGCTCCAGAGAGTTTAAAAATGTGGCTTGGAGAAAACACAAACTTGGCATCAATGCAAAGAGGAACTGGATCTTTATTTAATACGATCCACAGAAGAAGACCAAAGTCTTTATTCAAAGATATTAAAAACAACATAGAGTATTCGGAGGCATAATGGAAATCGAACTATTGAGATTTAGCTCAACAAAAGATTCAACTTCTGGGATCTTATCAAAGATCAATGAAGATGGATCAAAGGATTTTTTGGCTTATACAGTAGAAGATCCATATCGAGAAAAGAAAGTCAAACACATCACAAGATTTGCTGATGGTCGTTATCAGATCAAGTTTCGTGCAGTTGGTGGGTTTCATTCTCGTTATTTGAAAAGATATGGTGATGAGTATCACAAAGGAATGCTGGAGCTTCAAGATGTGAAAGGTTATTCTGGTGCAGAATACACATATGTCTTGATCCATAGTGGCAATAGTGCGAAAAGTTCCAGTGGATGTGTCATTATCGGTGACAATCAAACAAACAATCAGATCAAAGAGTTTGGCTGGGTTGGTGCTTCTCGAAATAACTATTTGAGAACATATAAGGTGATCCGAGATGCTCTTCTCAAAGGTGATGAAGTTTGGATCAATGTGATTGATTATGATCACAAACCAAAAGAGGATCTTGATCAAAAGAATGATCGAGTGAACATTGGTGGTGGCTTCTTTTGTAGGAAGTGCAATCAAAAATATACGATTAATTAATTTTCACAATCAAAGCTGTGCTTGTGAAATGAGGAAAGAGGATAACAGTGGCAAAAGTATCATTGAAAAAATATGCTGAGGATAATCCAGCACATCACAATCCAAAGAGATCATTTTTAGATCGTGATGAATTGAAAGAGTTAGTTGAAGAAGCAATTCAAGGTGTCAAAGATGGCATCTCCCCAACTGTTGCTTCTAAGTGGTTGATTGATCAATCTCCTATTGAGATCAAGATCAAAACACACACAATCAGAATGTGGTTGAGCAATCGTGCCAAAGAAATCTCTTAAAAATTATAATCACGAGAATAAAGTCGTGAAAGGATCAGACAAATCTGAAAAGGTAGCTGTCAAAGTCAAAGATGGCAAAGCTACTGCAACTCTACCAGTTGGATCATCAGATATAAATGAAGTCTGGTCAATGCTTAAAGAAAGAGGATTTGATCCAGATCAATGGGAAATCCAAAGTCTGACTGTTAATCAATGGGAAGCTCCAGATGTTAATGGGGGCAAAAGATTAATGGAGCAGACAAAAGCAACTCTGAAGCAAAAACCTAAATTTTTGGGAGAGTTCATTAAGTCAATAGAATCTCTGGGTGGGAATGGTTTCAGTCCTCAACCAACTCTCAAAGCTAAAAGCAAACCAGAGCTTCTCGTTGTGCTTGGTGATTCACAGCTTCCATTTGCAAACAAGCAATTGACTGAGCTCTCCCACTATTTCTTGCAAGATGTCAGTCCAGATGGATTGATCTATATTGGGGATCTAATTGATTTCCCCAACTTGTCAAAGTTTGCAACGAATCCAGATTTCACTTCTACTGTGCAAAAGGGAGTTGATCTAGGATATTCAACATTGAGAGATCTGAGAGACTCAGCTGGTCTAACAAAGAAAGATGAACTGATCTTCTTAGAGGGAAATCACGAGCTTCGACTTAGAAGAGCTCTGATCGATAAACTTCCTCAATTGTTTGGGATCAAGAGAGCTGATGTCAGTGAAGATGAGAAGTCTGTTCTTCATTTGGCTAATTTAATGAGATTTAATGATCTTGGATGGACTTATTGGGACAAACCATCAGATGTTTATCCTCATAGTGAATATGAAGTTGTCAAAGGTTTGTTTGCAACTCACTCTGGATCTGCATTAAGAAAACAAGCTGGAATGAGTGCTTTGTCATCTATTGAAAGAATCAATGGATCGATCATTATGGGACATACTCACAGACTTGCAATAACACATCAAACTCGTTGGACTGGCGAGGAAATGAATTTATATTCTGCAATTGAAACTGGCACACTTGCTGATCTAAAAGGTTTGGGATATTCCAAACATCCAGATTGGCAAGGAGGATTTGTGACTTTAGTTGTAGATCGAAAGAAAAACACATTTCATCCAGAGCTGGTGGTCTATGACAATAACACGATCACTTGGAGAGGATTCTTCTGGACTCTAACGACTAAAGGAGTCAAAACAAATTATGAAAGCAACAGTCAATCTTAATCAAATATTGCAAGGTGGTCTCGCTGGATTAGTGGCTTGGTTATTTAAAACAGTTAATGATATGCAACAAGAAGTTGCAACATTAAAAGCTCAAGTCAATGCTTATCAAGAAAGCATATCTGGTTTCAATCAAAACTTAATAATCATCGAAGAAGTCATTCGTGAAATTCTGTTCAAAGTAGGTGGATAATGGATTGCTGTGGCAATGGTTGTTGCACTGGTGACAGATAATGCTTCAAAAGATAAAAGATAATCTTGCAATTGTAGTGACTGCAATCACTCTGATGGGATCTATCGGTGCTGGGATTCAAAGTCTTGGTGCTGTTCTGACCACATTGAGCAACATAGATGAAAGAATGAACTCTATCGAATACAGATTTGAAGAGCTTCGATCTGAAACTATGGTTTCAAATGATATTGCAACACTATATGAGAAAGTCAATCAGTTAGAACAAATCAGCTATGAAGCTGATCAGTTTAGAGATCAGATCGTTTATCTCAATGCTGAATTTCAAAACTTAGACAAAAGACTCAGTGATCTGGAATGGAAAGTTGATGACTTTCAAAACAGATATATCTCTGATCTCAACAATCCCTCACAAGACTCTCAGTCATATGAGTTGATGAAATGGGAATGGCAAGACTTATTGAAGAAGATAACAACTTTGGAGAATAATCAGCTTGAGAGCTGGGAGTTCGATAACTTAAGAGATCGAATTGCTTATCTCGAAGCATATTCCCATCAACATTAAGGAGAAAGAAAATGTTTAAAGATATTGATTTTAAAGATCTTGGGGAGCGTTGCGTGGCAACATTTCTCGAAACATTCTTGGCTATGATCACAGCTCAAGCAATGACTGGTGGAGACAATGATCTCTTGCAGTCTGCTTTTGTCGGTGGTCTTGCATCTGTCTTGGCTTTGCTGAAGACAGTAGTGAAGAACTACAATGTCAAAAAATAACGACTTCACACAGAAAGAGATGCTCGTGATGATACTTGATCGACTTGATCAGATGGATGAAAAGATTTCTGATCTGTTGAATGATAAAGTCTCTAGGAAAGAATTTTATTCAGTTTTAGGGATCATAATGACTTCTCTGATCGTAGTTGGATCGTTTATATATTAAGAATTAAAAGGGGGGCTCTAATTCTTGGAACTCCCCAATTCTTTTATTTAAGAACTTCCAAAGTTTAAACACTTCATATTTGTCTTGATCATCTTGATATAAATCCTCTGTCCACTCAACAACATCAGCATCAGACATTTGTCCAAGCATATTTGTGAACTGAATGATCTGTACTGGTGAATCATCCAAATCTCTAGCCGACCAGATATTGATATTCTCTCTGAGACTCTTATCAAGTTTGGTTTTCATCAAGACTTGTTCATACTCTTTCTTGACTGAGTTCTTCTTTTCCCCATCATCAAAATAAATAAAATTATCTATAAACTCTGGAATGTCGATCAATGATGAATCTCTTCCAAATAATACAAATTCTCTGATCCAAGTCTCAATCTTATGCAATGGGACAAGATCTTCTCCCACTGAATCCCTCAAATAATATTCAAACAAAGCAAATGATCTTTCTGCTAATACCTTGATCAATGCTTTAAATAAATTCTGATCTTTCACAAATGCTGGTGTCTTAGATTCAGACTTCTCCCAATAAGCAAGTCTTTTGTGATCTGTTGCAATTCCTTTTCTAGCTAATTCAGTTGATAAGTGATGATGAGAAAGGTTTGCACAAAATTTTCTTATAAAAATATATCTATCAATTATCTCAGTAGCTTCAATTCTATCGGCACTCCATATTGCAGTGTCATCATCATTCAACAACAACAAAAATCCATTGAGCTGATCTATATGAGCAATGAAATTGTTTTTTCTTTTATCAAGTCCAAACAATGATTCTCCAAATGGTTGATCAAGATTCTTTGCTAGTTTTTTTAATTGTGCATAAGAATAAACTGTCTCAAAACAAACAAACTGAACACTTTGATTTGGTTGGAATACGATTGCAGTTATATAAAAGACATCAGTCTTCAATTTCTTAGCAATCCCCTTTTCAGCTAAATTCTGTCCAAGATCATAACTCCAGAAAGCTGATGGTCTAAATAGATCCTCTGAACTAAGAGTTCCAACAAATATTGCTTCAGCAAGTGTGGACTTTCTCAAATCAATAAGATTCTGCTCAACATATGGATCTGGATCAGAGTTTGGAATGCTATTAAAAAAATTATTTATATGAGCAACCTTGAAGTCATCTTGAATGAACTTATGCTCTGGAAACATAATGTCTTTATCCATATGGATCTGAAAAGTATTTAAGAAGCCACCAGTCTGTCCAGTATATAAAACAGAGTCCCACTTCTTTTGAAATAGACTTCTGACTTTCTTGTCTTTTAATGAAAAGAATAGATCACGATAGTTTGCATCAATATCATATGCAAACAAGCTCTGCTTCTCAGAATCGTTGTTCATTATTTCTTTGCTCATAATTATTAATCATAAATCATCGATTCTCTAAGTCAAGAGTTTGGGAAAAATAATTAAAATACTTGTCTTTTATTTCCCATCAAATTCCACAGCTGTGATATAGTTAGAACAAATCTTTTGGGAAAATAGAGACATAATTATGTCAATAGTTTCCCAGAGGGAAAGAAGAGAAGATTGAAAAATTTGATGGGGCTGTGTGTCTCCTTTAGAGACCATAGAATTTTTGAAACTTCTCCAAGACCAAGAGGAATGATATGCAAGACAGCAAATTGTTGCTCTCAGTCAAGGAGATTGTTGAACTCACTGGCTGGAGCAAAGCTACAACTTATCGGTTGATTGATACTGGACAGCTTCAAGCTGTACCGACTGGATCATCAACCAAACTTAAACCTTTAAGGGTTGAAAAATCTGTTCTTATGTCGTTGATCAGAGGTGATCAATAATGGCGAAGAGAGATATTTGGTTTCAACTTGATTCAAGGATATTCAACAAATTTGAAGTGATCCACATAGCAAAAACACTTGGGATCACAATTAATGAGACCATAGGAGCTCTAGTGAGACTGTGGTCTATATCAATAACTGACTTCCCAGATGGAAAAGGAATCCTTATGTCTGGAAAGCTACAAGTCACAAAAGACCATCTCCCAAGCATTATGGCTCTGGATTTAGATGGTGATCAGATATATAAAGCATTGCACGATTGTTCGTGGATCGATGAAGTTGATGGGACTGTGTCCCTACCAGATTGGGAGAAAAAAATTGGTCAGACCATTCTGAAACTTGATCGTGATAAGAAGAGAAAACAGACTGAGGGAGATTTATAATGTCAAAAGAATTATCAGCTTTTCAATCTCAGTCTGACTCTTCTTGGCGTGAAAAGATATTTCCACTTATTAAGGATCAGATATTTGAGCAACTTGCTCTTCTCACTAATACAGATATGAGAATGAGTGATCAGCAGAAGTCTGGTTTTATGAAATGCTATTGGGATCTAGTAGCACAAGAGCCAAGTCTTGATGAGATGAAAATTGCCCAGCAGTCTTATATTGCACACTTTCATCACATCCCATCCCCTTTTGCTTATGTGAAGCACTTCAATCGTTTTAGAACTGGATTGATGCCAATTCCAAAAGGTGAAGTCAATAAGCAGATTGAAGAGAAATCTCGTGAAGCAAAGATGAAAAAATGGATCGAACAAATGGAGGATGGCAATGAGTGATCTGAAGTTTGTTATTGAGGAATTTTTGATGAAGATTGATAACTGGCACGACTACAAGTTCTCTGATCGACAGCTCCAGACAATTGCTCCAGAGTTTCGACAATTCAACAGCTCTGTGCTTCTCAATGTTTTGAAATTGACTCAAGGGATGTCTCGAAAGCCATCTCCAGCCAAATTAATGTCTATGTGCAGAGATGAAGTCACAAAGCAATTTGCTGAAAGACAGATCGAAGCTCCAGATGAAGATCCATCAACTTGGATGACATCAAAAGAATATGCCAGATCTCAAGGATTTGATTCTTTGGTTGAGCTTATAAGACACAAAATTGAAGAAGATGGTGGCGAAATGTCTGATGGATTAGAGAAAGCAGTTGGTGATCTATAATGAAAATCTCTAAGAAAGCTGAAGAGCACATCAAAACAATTATTTCGTTTTATACAGCTTCAGAAGAAATCGGAAGTCCAAGACTATCAAATATGAAACTTGAGAGATCTGTCTCTGGATCTAAGACAGCTCCAGACAATTATGACAAGAACTTCAACAAACAACTTTCAAATCGTAGATATATAACCAAAAAACTTGGTCAGATAGCTGATCAATGTGTCTCAATGATTAATGGAGAAGCTGTTCGATATGAATCAAAACAATGCAAGATCGACTCTTGTGACTTAAAGAATAAAAGAGTTCCTATTGATCAGAAGTTTTGTGCTGGATGTGGGAGGTCTTATGAGTGATCCAATAAGAGCCACATCCAAATATATCAATGAAGTTCCAAGTGAAACTGAGGTCAGAAATACTTCTATCTTTCAAGTATTAAGAAAGTTCAATTCTGTTTGTTTGCAGATACTTTTGAAAGTAGATCCAAACTTTAAGAAATATGGGACAAAGATTGTTGATCAAAAGTTTGATGATATTGAAGTGATCAAGAGAGCTCCGATGCTTAGAGAGTGGAGAATACAACTTGGAAAGAAGACTTGTTATTGCAAAGAAAAGAACTGCAAACAATATTTCTTGAAAGATCGGATCAAACAATCTCCAAGAATTAATGATCAGACATATCACACAAAGGGAAAGTTGAAGAAGCTCTTCCCTATTGGTTGGAAGAAGTCACTGCAAGATCAGTTGAATAGTTGGAAGCAAGAGCCATTCACTTATGCAGATTATGAAAACCTCTGGGATCTGGACTGGTCTGAATCAATCTTGCTAGAAGTTTCAGAAATTATGAGAAATGAGGATATATGAACATAAATATTGATCAAGCTCTTCAAAAGATAGAGCTGTCAAAACAAGCAATTGATGAAGCTGAGAAGATCTTGGCTGAACTACTGCAAACACAAGAAAACGAAGTGCCATCTGTTATCGAGGAAGAGCCACCATCAGATCCAGTGGAGATGATCAATGAGGTTATTCCAGTGACAGAGACAACTCCCCCAAGACAAAACCTTGTCTGTTATCTATGTGAATCTAAAGTCTTTGACAATAGACCACAAAAGAGATCTGGGGAATATAAAGAGAAGAGCCCAGACTTTGTCTGTTCTAACAACACTGATTGCAGTGGTAGAAAACAAGGTCAATATGGAATGCTCAGAAAGTCGTGGTGGCTTAATTCAAAGGATCTTCCACAAGACTGGATCAAGACTGAAGTCCCTCCAGCTCCAAAAGAAGACACTGTTGAAATAGATCCATTCGACAAAAAATCAGAGGAAGATCATAAGGATGTTCCATTTTAAATAGGAGAAGAATATGGCAGAAGATATTCAACCAGCCCCAATAAAACAAACAGAAGAAATGATGTATGCTCATACACATTATCCACAAGTTGAGATTGTATCAATAGATCAACGATGGGATTTTAATAAGCAACAATATTTCGAATCTGCAAATCAATTAAAACAATTGCAAGACATTGAGAACAATCTTGTCGAAGCTCTTGTGATGTATAGAAAAGCAATGGTCAGAGCAAATGATCAAAGACTTGCTTTCAGTAGAACAACAATTGAGCCAGATGATCTGATCAATGAAAGAAATGTCAGATTGTTGGGACTTAATAGAAAATCAATGATCGATGATAACTTTGATCAGTGGTTTGGAGAAGAATTTCAAGCTGGGAGGATCAAATGAGCTACTTTGGAAAAGTTTCAGACTATATGGCTCAACCAGATCCGATCTTGGTTAATTCAGAAGAAGAAGCTCTTGATGATCTACACAAGAAGAAAGTTGATCAATTAAAACAGCTCAAGAAGAAAGTTGTTGATGCGTATGTCTTATTGAATGAGATAGCTCAAGATGTTGGATGGCTGAACAATAGCCATTTGCAAAGATACAGAGATGCAAATGAATGGCTTAATGGTCAAGAAGTTATTGGAGAACTTCCAACTGATGAAGATGAACTCGTGACTGCAAATGCAATGTGGAAGATAGAAGCTCAAGTCAAGCAGTATGCAGTGAATAAAGAAGCTCAGATCACAAATTATCGTGATTTAAGAGATCTAGCTCATAAAACTCTTGAGAGCAGTGATCTTGAACAATTAAACACTCTTCTCGATGCAATCCTTAGATTGCCGAAAGTCCATATCGAGATAAAGGAGCAAGATGCTCCATTTTAAGCCCCTCAGATCCCATTCTTGAGGGCAACAGGGCTGAGATGGTCTTCTTTTGAATCGAGAACTCAGAAAGTCCAGACAAAAGATCCAGTTCGATTCTGGACAGCCCACTATGACAAATGATCATCTGACATTGTCTGAAGTCAAACAATTGATCTCAGATCCAGAATATCAATGGAAAGAGCAAGGAGCTTGTGTATCAAGTGACACTTCCCTATTCATTATGGAAAGAGATCTAAAAGGTAGATCCTTAAACAAGGAATACAAACAAGCAATCGACATCTGTCTGCAATGTCCAGTCAGAGCTGAATGTCTTGCTTATGCGATTAAAAACTATTGTTCAGAGGGTGTCTGGGGTGGAACTATCCCAGCTCAAAGAAAAGGACTGCACAACAATCGAAAGGTGCGTGACTTATTTCCAGAAAGAAGAAGAAAAGGTTGAACTCCGACAAGTACAGATGCAAGTCTTGTCATTCGATCTTAAAACATATCGAAGATTCAGATCAATATTATTGTGATCAGCCATCATCAAAATGCGTTGATTCTCTTAGGGTTTTTCTTATAAACTGAAAATCTGTGTGCATTCTGTGTGCATTTTAGGTGTTTTTATTAACCACGAGCTTCTCGGAATTTTCTCGTTATAATATAAATTAATGATATTAACCAAGAACAGATGGGTTTTTGGGAAAGATCACTGCACACGAGCTCTTGAGAATTTAACCGAGAGACTCTCGTTGGCAAGGGATTCTTTCCTACTAACACTCTTGCATAATTATAAATTGCCAGTGATTTATTGGTCAATTGTTTATCTTATGTCTCATACTTCTCACAGTTCTCAAAGTCTGTGTGCAGTTTGTGTGCATTCGTGTGCATTTTT